GGTCAAGTGTAATTAAATTTTGAATTTCTTTCTATATTTTTATTTTGTCGTGATGAGCCCATCCGGCTCTACGGTAAATGACTCTTTATCAGCCAATCTGCCATCTTCAAGCATGAGATAATACCCGCCATTGTATGGCACGAAACAGTCGGATTTCATATCGCCATTTTCTGCATCCAGGTAATACCATTTCTCGTAGTATTTAACCCAACCTGTCTGCATAGCTCCATCTGCATTGAAGTAGTACCACTTGCCGTTGATTTTTTTCCAGCCTGTATTAGCCATGTAGCCATCTTTGTTGAACCAATACCAATAGCCGTCTGTGTGATGCAGCCATTGGTCAGCATACATATAGCCTGACTCGTCGAAGTAGAACCAGTTGCCGTCGACTGCTTCAAATTTTGAAGTAGGGTAAGAGCCGTCTTTCCTACTCCACCACCAGCCAGTATCATCGTGCTTCCAACCAGATTGGTCTTCTTGAGGCGGTACGATATAGCCAACAATCGAATTTACTGAGCGTTCATTATATCGGCAAGGTCCACCGACTTCTAGAAAATCCCAGTTGCCATCGATATTCTGTTCAATGGTCTTAATGGTAGAACCGTCTGAATCTTCATAGACAAGACCAGTGTGACCATAGTTCACACCATCGCCTGCCACAAAGTTCTTAACAAAGAACCACCCAGCTTTTGGATATTGAGCACCATAGACCACTTGTAAGCCTGCTGCTTCTGCAGACCGTAGCAAGTCAATAGCATTGCCCCATAGACGAATACCGAAATATTCATAGATACCGTAGCAAGTCACATCTGCGCATTGGTAGCCGTACATTCCGTCGTAATCTACCCCAGTTCCTGCATCCGCATGAGCGATGAGGTCGTTAATCATATCTTGTTTCTTAGACATTTGCATCGTTTCCTTTCCAAGCGTCATTCATTTGTTTGACCGCTGACTCAACGAATGTATCAAGGTCACGATCAGTCATGCCAATATTATATTTGTTAAGCTCTGCCCGAATTTTGATTCGAGCTTGTTCCAGCTTCTCTTCACCTTTATATCCAGTTTCAGCAGATACTTGTTCAACTGCATTGACCGCATTTTTGGCCAAGATTTCAACGATCTTGACAGTCTGTTCACCACCTTTTTTAATAAGGTACTCTTTAACAGTTTTAACTGCAATACCAGTCAAAATGACAAGAATGCTAATTGCTGCGTTGATGATGATTTCGTTAATCTGTTGCATTTATATTTTCCTCCACAATTTCTAATGCTAGAAATTTTTCATACAATACCTTGATGGCTCCATTCCCACCAAGTTCCACGTAACTTTCATAAAGACGAGACAATTCCTCAATCTCATGCTGATTGGTACTGCCTCGTCTAATGGCTTTTTTTAGGTTTTCTTGTAATCGAAAACGCTGTAATCTTTGAAGACCTTTTCCAATGATGCTCAAACCTTTGCTATTATCCTTCCCAATGCTCTCAACATTCGAGACGGTCTTTTCAATGGCACTAATCTTATCTGCTAAGAGACTGATTTGCTTGTCAGTTTCTTTTGTGTTCTGCGTGCTTTTAAAAGAAAAATAGCTAGGAATAATCACGATTAGAATCGGGCTCAATTTATCTAGAAATGCTAGTAATTCCAATCAGACCACTTCCAATCTATTGTGCAGGAATTCGAGTAGTTTCAAGATCACTTCCATTCTTTTGGCCTTCCCATTTCCAAATTGCAAGAATACCATTTTGAGATGGTACGCCTTCAAGTTGCTTGAAAGATTCGCCTTTGTAGGTGAAAGCCTGATTTGTCTGAATCAAGACACGCTTGCCTTCGCCATTGATTTCAGCGTGTTCTGGATCTTCAACGACAAACATATCACCTGGTTGATAGACCTTGCCTTCCTCTACAAGTGGGAATAGTTCCACAAGTTCCTTGTAGGTTGTTCCGTAGGCGATTTTCTCGCCCATGATGGAATCTTGTGCCATAACACGTACTACTTTATCGATTTTATTTGCAAGCGCAGAAAGTCTATCTTGTTCGATTTTGTTATTCGCAATCTTCTGCTCAGCTTGTTCCAACTTCGCTTGTGCTTTGACGATTGCTGAGCCTGGGTCCAGTTCAGCCTTGATAATATCCAGTACTGCTTGAATCAAGACATCTTCTTGCTCAGTCGTCCGGTCTCCTGTTAGCTCACGCATGTTCGTGCTGTACCGATTGCCTTCTGACAGACGGATTTCAACCACTGTCTTGATATTGTCGCTAAGACCTCGTGTATAAGGCTTGCTTGCTAGTTCGTAGTTATTAATTGCCATTTGTCATTTTTCCTTTCACTTCTTCAAATTTTGCTTTCAATTCTTCGTCTGATTCGATGATTCGTTTCATCTGTTCGAGCTCCATAGCTGTAACTGTGTATAGAGCTTCTAGCGTAGCTGATTGAGTAGCTTCGGTGCTGACTCGTTCGCTTAATGATTTAATTGTCAGACTGCTGATTTGTTTGTCTTGTTCGTTCATGTTGTTGTTTCCAACCTTTCTACCTTCTGATTGAGTTCTTGAATAGCCTTGATTAAGTAAGGCAATAATGCGAATGTGTTATATGAGTAAGCGCCGTCTGGATTTTCCAAAAATGCTTCTGGAGCAACTTGTTGGACATCTTGAGCCATGATACCGCAAGAAATATCTTCGACTTTACCATCATACTCTTTGCGATAAGAGTATGTTTTGAGCTTTTCGATAACATCCAATCCTGAGACTTGACTATCTTGAATGTTGGTCTTATATCTACGGTCTGACAAGTCTTTGTTCAAAGAAACCCAAGCATATCCTCCTGATTGTCTATATAGATAGGCATATCCAGCGTTCTCCTGAATTCTTGTAAACGTATCAGAGTGCAGATAGTATCCAACTTTATTTTTCTCTCTATCAATGAAATAAAAAATATTACCAGTGACTTCAAGATTGCCGTGAACGCGAGGGACATTCCAAAATTGCGCTTTGTTATAACAATGCATCTCTCCATCGCTATTGACAAACCAGGCATAATTCCCTGGCTTATCCCAGTTGTTCCCCCAGTTTACCCATAAAGCTGTTTGTTTGACTCGCCAACCACCATCTGACATGCCGACGCGAAAACTGTTACTTCCAGTCAACCAGAAAACAGTCGGGTCTTTTTCGTGCGTACCAATCTGAAATCCACCAATCTTACCTTTGTAACCTTCAAGTAAGGTTGCTGAGACTACTACTGACCGTAGCTTATTGATGAACGCTGTTTTAGCAGCAAGCGTATCCGTGAACACATCACTAGCTACAAGCTTCTTCGCTAGTGCTGTGTCAAATATCAACTTGTCTGCTGAAATAGAATTCGAGCGAATAATATCCGCATTCAACGTACCTACTTTTGCATCTCCTACGAATAAACGCTTGAAATAACCATCTATCGCCGTGATTTCATCTGCAAGCGTTCGACCTTTTAGTCGAATCCTGCTAGCTTCAAGTAATATGTCCTTTGGTGCTAAGTTGATTTGTGATGTTACTGCACCAGGTCCTGTCAAGGTTTGGATAGCATACGAATCATGTAACTGTGACACTTGAGTTTGTGTGACAACATCCTGTGTGGATGTGTTATCCGTGAATTTTTTCGGAGGTGTATCACCTCGGATAAGTGACACTTGACCGATTGCGACCTGCCCGTTCTTCATCAACCAAATTTCAAGAGGGAATTCTCTTGATTTGGTCGATGATTTCTGAACAGTCATTGTACCTGTGATGATTTGAGTACCAGTTTTAGTGAGTGTTACTCTATCTGATGCAAGTCCACCGTCAGAGGCCCATAGCTCAATTCCTAGAGGTCCATCTGGCAAGACATCCACCCATACTTCCATGCGATAGCTGAGCTTTTCGCCCTTCGTGAATGTAGATGTATTAAGCGGTAATTTGAAACCTTGATAGACTGCATTGGTCTTACCAGTATTGGTAATTCGTAGCAACTTAGTACCAGCTTGAACCTCAATGACATTCGCATCTGCTTGCTTTTTGTCCCATTTGCTGAAGTTCGTTGGATCATATACCAGGTTGAAATCTTCTAAGAAGTTAGATACACGACTAACTAGACCGTCCGCAGTCTGAATCACTTGAGAGATAGACTCATTCTGTTTCTGAATCGTTTGTGTGTGGCTCTTAACTGTATCAACTACATCATTAAAATCAGCGACACTCACGATTTCAGAGGTGTTAACATCGTAGTCTGTCATTCTGTCTGAGCGTTCAAGCTTCATACCGCAGATTTCAAGACTACCACTGCCTGTTTGACCAAACTGGATTGAATTGTAGACTGAACCTGCTGTGAATGTGAATTGATATCGAACCCAATCAGTATTTGTGATTGGGTTATTCATGTATCTATCACGATTATTTGATGCCCATGGATGAAGTAGTAAATTTGCATTAGGCTTAATTACTCTCGCCCAACAGGACATTGTATATTTCTCACCAACAACTAAGTTAATACCTTGTGCGATATCCTTGTTTCCGCCATTCGTATTATTTACAATTCGAATACCCTTTTTAATAGCAGTATGTGGCGCATCTGTGAGTGATACTACTTCCGTCTTACCACTACCGCCCGAGTTATTCAATCTCCAACTACCTCCCAAACCATTCCCTGCAGGAATGATGGAAGAATTCTGCAAGAGGTTATCGTTTCGAATAACATCTCTCAGTTTGGTTTCAATTCGTGAGATGGTCCTTTGAAATCCGTCAACAGAGTTCTTGACTGTGTTCTGGACTTGAGTTGCATTTTGAAAACCTCTGTCATTGGCCAACCTGTCAAAATCAGTACGAGTTAATCTCTCAGTGATTTGGTCAGCTTGGACTTCGATTCTATTTTCAGCAATTCTCAACCTATCGTTTAACGGACCAACCTCTTGTTTAGTCACAAGAGTCCTGAATCGGTCTGTCATCTGCTCGATTTTAACAAGGTTTGAATCAGACAAGTCTTTAGAAGTATTGGCAGACTCAAGAGCGTTTCTAGCTTCTTCCAAAGCTTCTTCAGCCGTCCGAGTAACTGTTGAACCAATAGCACGAATCTCTTCAATTTTGCTTCGCTGGTCTTCCAGTTTCTCGTTCATGTTGCTATCAAAACCTGAGAAGCGACTGTCTATTTCATCCGATAAAGCACGCTTGTTTTCTTCTGCTTTGGCCTTGATGGCATTCACTTCATCTGTGAATTGATTGGTTAATTCTTCTTTTTTTCGGTCAAAGGCAAGGTCAGCATTTTTGATTTCTTTAGCTAGTTTTTCTTCAAAGATTCTATCTAGGTGTTGTGTTTCATTCTTGACTGCATCACTTACTACATTACCGATTGCGCTTGCTAAACCTGACTTGAATTCACCAAAACCAATACTCTTCAATTTTTTTGCCATTGGAGAGTAGTTGTATTTTGTGATTTTCTTTCGCACGTCAAGGTCGTAGTATTCGTGGTAGACACCTACCACATCAAACATCTGAACAGGAACATCACTTCTACCAATAACGTCAATCTCAATGCTATCTTCGAGCATATCGCACAAGGTTGTTCTGAAATACTGCTTGCCATATTCTCTAAGGCTTGCTTCATCCTTAACATCCTGGTCGTTCACTTCTACAACATCTTCATAAATCTGACTGTATTTGTTAATCAGTGGACTATCGACAACCACCTTGTAATGCTTATCGACTGGATTTTCACCTTCACCACGAATGGTTGTGATGAAAGTAATACGAGTCCTTAAAGACTTAGTAGATGTTTTATGCTCATAGCTAGACAGGTTTTTTTTGTACATGAAAAGCGATTCATTTTCTGAACCGCCATTTTTCAATAATCGTACTTGGTAGCCATGTCTGACTAAATCACCACCCCACAAACCTACAATAGAATGCTTATCCTTGGTCAAAGCTTCCATAGCTGTTTTGCTATCGATATTAAAAGTATGTCTATCGTCAATATCCGAAAAGAATGAGAATGGATTGCTACGAGTGATGCTCCCAGCAAATTGACTCAAAGCAGTCGAACCAGTCACTCTATCCAAAGACATTGAATTGACAACGTAGTGATTTAACATTGTCATGACTTGGTTAGCATAGACTTGAATATATCCATGTTTTTTCTCGACTTCAAAAATTACAAAGTCTTGCTCACCGTGTAGATCATCAGCGGTCAAGAATTTTTCTTCTCTCAGTCTTTGCCACAAGATATCATTTGTAGGGAATTTAAAGGTTAATTGGTAGATGCTATTCGCTTCCTGTACGATATCATCATCGTAGGTAGCATTAAGAGGTATATTTCCTTCTGTTAAATAAATCATACTTTATACCTCCAATTCGGTTTAATAGTCACCTTACGCACGTTGCCTGTAAATGTAACACCACTTCGACCAACAGGTATTTCAAAGAACCCTCCGCGCTTTCTGAGAGTGTTTTGGACTGATCCAGTAGCGTTGTAGATGTTCTGTTTGCCATGCCTACAATCGATTGTAGCTTTGGTATTTACAGTCAGATGCATAGTCTTCTGACCAATCGTAAGTGATATATCACCACTACCTTCAATATCAATTATTGGCTCTGAATAGACACTACCAAGATTTGTGATTGTTCCTGGACTGGTTAATACCACTGGCGCACTTGCTTTTTGATATCGGAACGGTTGCATCAACAACTTAACATCTAATGTGTAAGCGTGTGGTCCATTTCTATGGTAGCTTGCTGAAACATATTCAGCGTAAAATAAAGAGTCTGGTTGATATCCAAACTCGATTTCATTTTTTCCATCGTGAAATTTTTCAATAATGGTTGAAACGTCAATAAGTTTTGGTAGATAGAAAGAAACCGTGCGTTCATAACTTTTATAAGAACCATCTAACACACGATAACTTCCATTCATTCCATAAATGTCTACAACTTCAGATGCTTTAGGTTCTGCACACTCACTTACCCCAAAATCAGTAACCACACTGTGAGGGATGGTAGATGTATTGAAACCATTGATTATAAGGTAAAACATTAAATTCCCTCCCTTGCATAAATTGATCCATGATTCTTATAAGTAGATAGTGAGATTTTATCGCCATCTAAGTAAGTATCTGAAGGCTTTTCAAGTATAGCAGTAAGGATTTTTTCTAAACTTGACCTTAGAATCGCTATCTCAGACACTACTTCTGCCATATTTTGACCATTGTTTGCGTTCTTGTCACGTACTACGATATTTTGCTGTGCTTGTTCCATTTCTCGTAGGAATTTGGCATCGCTTGGAATACCGATACCATTTGCATACTTAGGAATTCCCATGCTACTCATTAAACGCTTAGTCTTATCTGCTCGTAGGACTTTTGAACCTCTAGGAAGTGGTAACAATACATCTCGACCTTCAGGGATGAAACTACGTCCATCTGGGAGCGTGACCATTTCCTTGTAGGTGCTATTCCTTTGGTCATTGACCACTGCAAGTCCGCCTGGGTGGTAATTAGTACCTTGAGCGTGTTTACTTACAAAGATATTGGTAAAGAAACTACCAGTTACACTAGCAAGTAAACTTTTAATGCCTGATAGAGTTCCAGAAGCATTATCTTGTGCGTTGATAGTAACTGTCTTGTCTTGAATACTGTTCACACCGGATTGTACTTCACTTACAGTTCCAGCAGTGCTATTCTTAGCTAGAATATCCACTGGATTATATTGTTTAATCGAATTGATCGCTCCACTTGTTTCTAAACGTACACCTGAAGTTTGGTCAGTTGCAAATAAGTTGATAGGAGATTCTTGTTTTGGAGAGTTCACACTTGCGATTGCACTTCCTACTGCAACACCAGTATTATCTACTGCATCCAATGACTTTGTTTCAGTGGTAGCAAGATTCCAAGCTGTCATTTTATCGATTGATATTTGAGTAAAGTACAAAGCATTTGTTGGATCAACTAGCAAATCTTTAGTAAACGGTGTTATTGCGTTCCAATTTGTCAGTGATGTTGTTGAGCGTCCAACTGCATCCCTGAAGCTTTTATCCGTAGCAAGTAACTCTTTTTGTTTTGGAGTTAATGCTTCATAATTCGTGAGAGCTTTGGAAGCTTCCTCCGCCTTGTTCATGATGTCTGTATTCTTCATGAGAAGTTCTTTGACTTCAGCTGGCATACTGTTCCATGTCTTAAGATGGTTTTCACTATCAAAGATAGCTTGTAGCCCAGCTTGGTTCTTGACAATCACTTGTTTTTCTTCAAGGCTCATGTCCTTCCATTTGCCTGATTCTACAAGTGCTTCTGCGATGGTTACACGAGCGTTTGAATTGATTTCTGCAGTTTTTGCAATGAACTGTAATTGTTCCCAGCCTTCTGCAGATTTAGCAGCTTCTCCAATTACTTCCTTAACATTTGACTTGACTTGGAAATTACCATTCTTGTCAATATTACCCACTAGCAACGACCAAGCATCATTAGCTTCTTTGACTTCCTTGCTCATTTCACTAGTATAGTTTGCAAGGATGCTGTGTGAATTACCAACTTTTTGAGATGCCTCTGCTGCCTTGCGTCCGATTTCTTCATAAGATAAACCGTACTCTTCTAAGACCTTCTTAGCTTCTTCCCAATAGTTCCAACTTTGGCCAGTTCTGAGCTTAACTTTTTCGTCCAGATTCTTCATAACTCGATAATACTTACTTCCCAAAGCTTCCATAGTCTGTGTATGGTTTGCTTCAAGCTCTTGTATTTTCTTGTTATAAGTTTCTTGGTCAATAGCTTTACCTTCTAGCAACTCTTTCAACTCGCTTTTAGATGTTTCATAGAGTTTCTTTTCTTCATCCATAGCTTGTTTTAAAACATCTTTAGTATGTTTTAATTGAGTTTCGTTGAGTGAGCTGATTTTACCATTCAATGCTTGAAGCGCTGCAGTTTGCTGTTCTTCAGACAAACTCATCATAGAAAGTTTAGCTTTGATCATCTCGTTTTGGTTATTCAAGATGATTTCTTTTTCTTCTTGAGAAAACTTACTGGCATCTCCATTATGACGTTGATAGATTTCATTGATTTGGTTCATCATCGCTTCTGTATTTGAAACAATTTGACCATTTCTTTCTTTAGCTTGAGCAATCTGCTCTGCACTCAGACCCCATTTAGCACCCAGTTCTTCCATTCTGTGGTTGCTTTGGTCTGCTGCTGCTTGAATATCTTCATAAAGCTTTTTAAAAGCTCCTGAGACTTTTTCAACATCTCCAGCGTGTGTTCCAAAGTTTGCGACTGCTGTGCTTGTTTCATCTACTGTTTTTTGGAAGTTTCTCAACTCACCTCTAGCAGTATCACTTAACTGTGATCCAAACTCTTCAGTCTTGATTCTTGCTTTATCTTTCTCGTTTCCAAGATAGACAAGACCTGTAGTTGCTAAAGCGATACTACCAACCATCAATCCTAAAGGATTGGCAAGCAAACTCATAGATGTTCCTAGCAACCCTGTTGATGATGATGCTGATACCGTAGCAGTTCCGAATGATGCCATACCTGAGCTTGCAAGTTGGAATGCAGAGGTCAGGTTTCCAGTTGTTTTAAAAGCTTGGAAAGTCTTAGCCATTAAGGATAAACCACCAACCGCTTTACCTGTTCCTTTTGTCAACCAACCTAAAGCTTTAGTTAAACTACCAATAACACCAATGCCTTTACCGAATATTGATAAAGCTGGTCCAGCGCCTGCTGCTAAAGCTCCCCATTTTAAGATGTTTCTTTGCTGTTCTTCAGACATCGAGCTAAACTGTTTAGCCATCTTAGCCAATGTCTCAATCCAAGGTTTGCCTGCTTTTAAACCGTCTCGTAGCGCCTTTAATAGAGGCCCACCAAACTCAATAGCCAAGTCGGTAATTTGGTTTTTAAACATCTTTAATTGAGACTCAGTAGTCTCATAACGTTTATTCGCTTCGTTGGTCAATGCAGTATTTTCTTTCCATGCTTGGTTAGAGCGTTCTACTGCTGCGCCCATCTTATCTGATGACAAGGCTAGAGATTTAAGCATATTACCTTGCCTAATACCTGTCATGCCTAATTTCATCAGAATAGCATCCATATTTGCGCCTTTTTCATGCGCTGTGTTAAGGCCTTTGATAAATGATTGCAAAGCTTCAGCAGGTTTTTCTTTCCAAGCTTGTTGGAATTCTTCTGATGTTGTTCCTGCTACTTTAGCAATCAACGCTAGATCATCTGCTGAATCCTTAGTAGTCAATGAAACTGCATTCCCGATAGCAGTAAGAGTTTGAGTCATTGCAGTACCACCTGCTTCTGCTTCAATCCCTACGCTACTCATAGCTGTTGCAAGACCTAAGATTTCTGGTGCAGTTAGTCCAGCTAGTTTACCACCTGCTGCTAAACGATTAGACATCTCTACAATGTCTTTTTCGGTTGTAGCAAAGTTATTACCGAGGTCTACAACAGATGCACCGAATCGAGAATAATCGTCCGATGTCAATCCTAAAATATTTGCAATCTTAGCGATTGCAGTGGCAGCATCTTCAGCACTCAAGTTGGTTGATTCTCCCATGTCAATCATAGTACGTGAGAATTTAAGGATATCATCCGCCTTAATACCAAGCTGACCTGCTACTTCTGCTACGTTTGCAATTTGAACTGCACTGGCTGGCAATTCTTTAGCCATTTGACGGATACCGTCTGACAAGTTTTTATAAGATACTGTGGCAGTTTCATCTACTGTCTTTTTAACTCCTGCAAATGCAGATTCATAATCGATTGCTGCTTTAGTAATCAACCCTACACTTGCAACTAATGGAGCAGTTAATCCTGTAGTTAACTTTCCACCGAGTGTTGAAACATTATCGCCAAACGCTTTAATCTTATCTCCACCCTTAATCAAACCATCTCCTAGCTTGTTTATACGAGTGGCAAAACTGTTTTCTTTACCTACTGCAATCAATGCTTGTTCAACACGTCTAAGTTGTCCTTCCATTGCTGCTAACTTAGCATTTTCACGCTCAATATCTGCAGCTGCTTTATCGAACTTAGCAGTGCCTGGTTCGAGTTTGTCAAAACTCTTTTTCATTTCATCCAAGACCTTTTTTTGTGATCCAATCGCTTGGCCTAAAGTCTTATATTTTGCTTGTAGTAAATCTGTGTTTTTTCCATTATCTTTCAGAGAACTATCTAGCGCCTTAACATTGCTTTGGAAATACTTCACTGCATTCTTAGCACCGTTAAGTGTAGGATTAAATTTTGATACGTCCAGCCCTAGCTCAATATACATTTGTCCTAGTGGCGTTCCACCTGCCATTCTAATCCTCCTTTTTTAAATTGTTTCCAGAAAGTCAGCTAGGTCCATTACTTCTTCTTTCTTAGCTGATTCTGTTTCGCCAATAACTCCCATTAAATCCTCCCAGCTCGTATCCATGACATCACGAATACTCATACCGTATGGACCTTCAGTAGCTTGTTTGACGAATCCGTAGAACCTTTTTAGAGCTTCCTTTAGTTCTATTTTTTCCCCTTTGGGTCAACATCACCAATGAGATGAGAGTAAATGTCTGTGAAAACTGCAAAGATGTCAGCCATATCTGTGTATTCTAACAACTCATCCACTTCTACATCTTCAAACAATGATGCGATAAATTCCAACTGTTTATCGAGTTTTTTAACTTCAGACAAATCATCGTTTAAAGCTTCATTCATGATCAGGTAGTTACGATAATCTTTAGTAGTGATTTCCTTACTAGTCTTTTGAACATCTTGTCCTTTTTCATTTTTAATTAAAAATTTAACCGTAGCCATATTCTTTCCTTTCTAGAAATAAGATAAAAAGAGAGCTTGCGCCCTCTTCCTACCCTGCAGCAACCATTTTAAGTTGTCCTTTGAATTTCTTGAGTTTTTCTTCGTCCTTACCGATGTACTTGATGTAGTAAAGACCATTAGTGTCTGTATCATCACTTGCAATAGCTGAGAAGCTCAAGCTATCATCTGGAAGTTCTTCTTGTTTGTCTTTGAGGGTTTCAAATTCCTCAGCATCCATTGAGAATTGACCTTTGAAGAAACCAACTTGTGCTTGTGTACCGTCTGCTGCTTTAGATTCAAGCATAACTGAGCAGTATGGAGCTACTGTGTCAGCACCAATGCCGATGATATCATCCTTGATTGCGTGACCTAGGATTTTAGCAAGTACAGTTGCAGGGATGTCAACTGCAGTCATTTCCATCTTAACGTCACCAACACCACGGTTTGATACGTGGTAGGCAACGTCACTACCATAGGTTTTTACTGGATCACTTGCAAGACCTGAAATCTTAGCAGTACGAGTCGCACCTTTACCAGTTTGACCTTCGATTACAAAAAGGTTTTGTCCAAGTGTCGGAGTAGCATTTCCATCCAACACACGAACTGTCATACGTTTAAAACCAACTAATGCCATTTATAGCACCTCTTTCTTTAATTTAGTATTCTTCGTATAGAGCACTCTGACCCTTGTAAGTCCGAGCGTCTACATATCGTTTGATTTCTGGAATCCATTCATCTAAACCACCTGTGGTTTGATAAAATCCTTGTTTTTCCATAATCTTTTCAATTTTTCTTTGGAGTTCTTTGCACTCCATATAATTTTTAGACTCTACATTAACCTGATAGAGAAATGTCTTAGCCAGGCTCGTATTACTACCATGAGCCGTTTGCATCGGCGGACCAACTGGTCTAATGACGATACTTGTCTCATTGCTTGGTAGTGTGTCTGGACGATTAAAAGATTTGATACTGATTCCAGCTAAAGTCTCATCTTTTTTCAATGTCTCATAGAGTTCATTAAACTTATCTTTGACCATCTAAAAACCTCCTATCTTCAAATGACTAGCCATTCTGTATTTGTATGTTTTAGCATGAGCCTCTGAAAAGCGTCTAATTACACCAAAACCTCTTGGATGTGGATTCTTGCTATATCCAAACTCGTTCAAGTGAACCAAGCGCCATCTAGAACCCTCACCGAAACCGATTTTCACAACAGGAACGCCAGCAGCAAGACCCGTCACACGCCCAACAGTAGCACTTTCAATAGTGTCTCCTTTATCTTTATAGACTTGCAAAGCACCTTTAAACTCTTCTAGAGTCTCATTTGCGACTGCCTTCAATGCTTGACTTGTAGCGCGTTTGACCTTTGTGTCACCAAGACGGGCTTCAAGGTTTCTAAGAACATCGTCAATACCTCTCAATTCTGCACCGCTAGACATCTTGACCACCACCGATAACAACTATCAAAAAATCCCGATTGTCAAAATCAGGACGCACATCGATAATTTGCCATTTTTCACCACTGAGACGACTGTCTCCGACTTCGACAAAATGTTCATTCTTCGGCTGATAATCAGACAAGGGATCACGAATTTTCAGAGTCATCTTAGCTTTCATAGACTTACCAGTCGCAATCTCGATATCTTTAAAGCTAGGAGAGTAAACTTGGCCCATCGTAAAGAAAGCCTTCTCGTGACTCACATCACGACCATGAAGCCCCTCCTCGACTTTAGAAGTATAGAAAGTCAAGGGGGTTCTCAGGTCTCCGTTTTGAGCCTCTGGCTTTTTATATCGATATCTGGGACGATTAGTCTGATAGGACATCAGACATTGTTACTTCTGATTGTTTGTCTTCCCATTCAACAAAGTCAGGAAGCGCCCCATTGATTTCATCAAAGCGCTCTTTTGTCGCTTCAAATTCTTGGCCAACAGAGCGAAATACCCCTTCTTTGAGGTCATAGAAACCTTTTAAAACCTTAATCATGTTTTTCCTCCAATTTGTAATTTTCAAGAGATAGCGCCATTAAATCCCCCCGGAAGTTATCGTAAAAGAACTCCACTTGGTCATTATAGACGTATCTAGCACGCTCCAAAATTAACTCTCGAACTCGTGGTTCAGTTGGATACTGACTACCAACAAGGTTAAGGATGTTAGCTTCAGAGCTTTCCAACATCCGTGAGAGGTTTTCGTCCTCTTCACTATGAAAAATCCTCATCCGCTCCTTAAAAGATTTAAGGAGTGGATGAAGTTCTACTTCTGAAGTCATGATCTAACCTCTAAATTAAGCTTTAGGAAGTTTCAATTCCCAAACTGCAGCGGTCTTTTCGTCATGAGCTTTACCGTAAGCGAATTGCTTAGCAGTGTAAAGGTTCAAGTCTTCAAGAGCGTAAGTTTCTGTGAAGCGACCAAATTCAATTCCACCTGCTACAAAAGCATCGTAACGACCTTTAACAAATGTAGTAACTTTACCAGCTGTTTGTGCTACTGATTCGACTAGGATAAGGTTATAAGGCATAGCAGTGATGTATACACCTTGAGCGTTCAATGAAGTGTATTGTTTCTTCACATCCCATGCATCCGCTGGGTTTACAACCATTACAAGATTACCTTCGACTGCGACTGGGTTCCCGTCAGATTTGACAGAGTGGTGTTTGTGCACAGCGGTCAATTCTTTGACAACTGTTGCAGAGTCAGCAAATGTAAGTTTTGCAGTTTCGACAGTTTTTTCTGCATAAGTTGTTTTACCACCAGATGCAGTACCTGTCAGAGTGCGAGAAAGACCGATAGGTTTGTCGTCTCCGTCACCGTTCAAGAAAGCAGCTTCCAAAGCAGCAGCAAATGCTTCTGTGATTTGTGCTGAAACAAAAGATTGCAACCAAGCTGGTCCGAATTTTTCAGAGTCTTTAGGAATAACTACAAATGCAGTTAATTTGTTTTGGATTGCTTCTTCTTCGTTGAATTCTTGCTTCAACTGACCTTGAATAGCTCCATTAATCTTGCCCCAAAGTGCTTCACCTGTTTGTGTTGATTTAAGGAATTTCAAACGGATACCAGCATTTTTAAGACCGATATGTTGAAGCAATGGACGAGCTTTAATCATATCGTCAAAGATGCGATCAATAGTTTCTTGTGGGAAGAGTT